CGTTTAGGTAAGGTAGGTAGCCATCGTGCGACTTATTGCGGTCATCTCCCTCTCTTAGTGTTCTTGGACTAGTATCGTAATTACTGTTCATTATAATTCCCCTCTGTTTAGCGGTTCTGCCTGACCGTGACGCGGATCGTCTAGCACCTCATCCAGGCCCTGATTCTGCTCTTGCTCACGATTGTTGTACTTAGCTTCCTCGTACTGCCTGACCATTGCAAAGTATGAGTCTAGCAGGTTCTTTTTAGTTTCGTTATCGGCTCGTGAGAAACTGATGACCAGCCTAGCTGCTGATACTTGAAAGTCTGTAATCATGTTAGCTCCTAGCAAGATTGTGAGATGTATGAAGTGAAGGCAATCGCCATCACCACAATTAAAATCACTAACCAGGGTGTCGGCTCGAATGGTGGACGCTTTTGCCGGGGGAAGAACTCGTCGTGGGGTCTCATTTGCATCTCTCCAGGTCAGTTAAAAATCTACTTCGTTTTCACTAAAATTGAAGTATCGCAGATTATAAAATGAATGTCAAATATTATTTTATTTATTTTTAACAATCTTATTAATAACAATTTTCGCAGCTTCTAGGCCATTGCATACCTCTGCCGCATACCCGACCGACCTCAGATACTCTATCCAACCCGCCTGGACCAGTGATACCACGCCACCATCCACCGCTTTCATCTCGATAAACAGCCGCAAACTCGGCACGAACAGATCAGGCACTCCGGCAGAGATTCCCTCATTCTTCAATCTCAATGCCTCAGACCTATTCCGAGTCCCTCCATTTGGAATTGAAAATATCCTATGCTCTGGATGATTCTTTCGCATCCAGTTTACAAATAAAATCTGCTCCATCGATTCAGACATTCCATGACCTCCCCGTAACTCTAAAAAATTTACCATCTCGCTTATACTGTATTTTTCCTGGCGGTTGCGACCGATTAATCACGTTTACAATGCCCGGCAGATTGTTCGGCAAGCTGTCAGCATTTGCGTTGTTCGCAATGATCGCAAGCATCCCCCGCGCCTTGTCGCCCGCGTATCCGTCATGGGTGACAGGAAAATACTCAGTAACGGCCTCGTCGGATAATCCTGAGCTATAGTATTTCACCTTCAGCATTTCTTTCTGGCTCTGTTTGCTGACGTGCACCCTCCACTCCCACTCCGTGACGATCATCTCTAATGGAGAAAATCCCATAATGCAGTCATCGTGCAGCTTTTGCTTCTGCTCTTTTTTCTGAAAAACATATCCGCAAGCAGGGCAGATCATGACGCTCAAGTGAATCAGCTCAAGGCACTCGCTCCCGTCCGGCAAAATGCCCGGACAAGTTTTAACAGGTGCGTCGCCAGGCTTGCCGCCTTTTTTAGAGGGTGGAATGACCTGGGTTACCGGACCGTGTTGCGCTACGCAGCCCGCGAAGTCTAGGACCAGGCATTCCTTCACGTGCGACTTAATCCGCATCCCACGCCCTGCCATCTGGACGTAGAGGCCGGGTGACATAGTGGGCCGCGCAAGTACAATGCAGTCAAGGTCTGGATGATTAAATCCGGTGGTCAAAATATTGGCGTTGGTCAGGAACTTTGTCTCGAAGTTTTTAAATCTTCTTAACTTTTCCTCTCGCTCCGTCTTGGAGGTCCCACCATGCACGAACTCACCTCCCAACAGTTCTGACATTTCGACGGCAGCATCTACGCCAGCACAAAATACCAGCACGCTTTTACAGTCTCTGGTTCGGTCTAAAACCTCAAGCGCAATCCCGCCACTAGACTTCATGGCCGCTTGCTCTAACTCGTCGGCTTTGTACTCACCGGCGACTTTGTGGACATTAGAAACGTCAATCGCGGCGCGTGTGTGCTTGCTACGCAGCGGCGCAAGGAAACCGTCATCAACTAATTGCTCAATACTTGTCGACTGGATGATGTCTGTGAACAGGGCGTTATCGCCCTCGTTCAAATAGCCCTGGCCCAATCTGTAGGGCGTGGCCGTTAATCCGATCACGCGCAAGGACGGATTGATTCTTTCAAGCGCCGCGATAAATTCCCGATATTTCCCTTCCTGTTTATTATTCAGCAAGTGGCACTCATCAATAATCACTAGATCGCAATGGCCTAGCTTTTCGGGGTGCTTATGGATTGACTGAATGCCAGCGAACGTAATCGGCTCAGTCAGAACTTTCTGCCTCATGCTTGCCGAGAAAATACCTACGGGAGCATCCGGCCATAGCTCAATCATCTTTTCATGATTCTGCTCGAGCAGCTCCTTGACGTGGGTCAGCATTAATATGCGTGTCTCAGGCCAGCTCTGAAGCGCCTCCTGGATGAGCGATGCCACGATGATAGACTTCCCCCCACCAGTTGGCAGCACGACGACCGGATGGCCCTTTGCGTTAGCATGGAACCACTCATAGACGCTGTCTATGGTGGCGCGCTGATAGGGGCGCAATGATATTGCAGGAATCTTTTTCATTAAAATAAACTATCCTGATTAAAACAGGATTCATTTTCAAATCGTTTGTCGGCAAGTTCTAAATTAATTACCGCTTGCTTGTAATAACTGTCTTTTAGTTCGATTCCTATCCCCTTTCTGCCCATCGAAACAGGACTATAAACCTCGCTCCCAACTCCCATGAATGGAGTTAAAACGACTTCTCCGGGGTTTGAATATAACTCTACAATCCTATCAATAACATCCAGCTGTAATGGGTGCACGTGCTTTTCGTCATCATCTTCCCTGCTATCGCGGAATGGCAAAACATTATCAATGCGAATGTCATCCCAGACGCTTGATGCGTACCTCTGCCAGATGTAGTGAGAAAGTTTGTTGCTTTTTGGATCGTCATGATCTTTAAATGTATTTTTCAAATACTCCCACAATTCATCCTCATTGAATTTCGATTCGTTCGCGTTATTAAAAGCGCGGAGAATGTTCGGTAGGATTGGAGTGTCCCCGAAGTAACGTAGCAGACCCTTTTCATGCGTAACTGGAACCGCGTTATCGCCCTTTTTTGTAAAAATAAGCATGTAGTCAGGCATGGCTGTAAAGCATTTAGTACTATCCTCGACGATGAATTTATGCATCAAGGATTGAACCATAGTCCTCATGCGCACCTTTAATGGCTCTTTCCAAATGGTTATGCGATTGCGGTATTCAAAGCCATATTTATCATGAATCTTAATAATTTCGTGGGGGAAATCCCAAAGCCGACAAGTGTTATCAAAAACGTCGGTACAGTGAACAGCGGAGATCCTCCCGGGTTTCGTTAATCTGGCAATATGCGCAACTAGATAATCGTATTGTTCGAGGAACTGTTCTTTTGATTCGCAGTTGGAAAAATCGCGCTCTGAACTTGAATAGTTATAAAGCCCAGCGAACGGAGGGCTGTAGACTGACAGATCAATGCTCGCATCAGGCAGGCTCGGAAGTATCTCCATACAATCTGAGTTATAGATCGAATAGTTATCGGTATGGCATTCTTGTTTAGTAATCATCGTTATCCCCTAGATAAATTTCGGAAGTGTTGCGTTATTTTTAAATTCACGGCGAACATCATTGAATTGAGAATTTACTGCGCTAACAAGGTTTTGATGTAGATCAATAGCCTTCTGTGTTTTCTGCTCAAGAGCCTCAAGTACGCGAGATTGACCGTCGCTTGCAACAATATCAATAGTTACTTTACTCTTTTGTCCGAATCGCCAGAATCGGCGTATCGCCTGGTAATACTGTTCATAGCTCCACGTGGGAAAAAATACAGAATGGTTGCAATGCTGCCAGTTCAATCCCATTGATGTCATTTTTGCCTTGGTTATGATTCGCTTGATATTTCCTTTGGCAAAATTGATTAGTATGTCCTCTTTCTTATCAATTGACATTGACCCGATAATTTCCACCGCTTCGCTGTCTAGGTTTTTGAGCAATGCGCTTTCCTCGTTGAAGTTACACCAATAGACGCTAGTCTTACCGTTCGCCAATTCTGCCGCAAGCTCGCAGCGCCCGGCGATTGTTTGCCTCTGTTCTAGTCTCACCTCTGTCATTGATTTTGCAACAGGCGTATACATTTGAATCTGTCCATTAATGTCAATCATGGATTGATTCTGGACTGAATGATATTTCTTTACCAGTTCCGGCAGGTCGTATCCGTCATCTGAAAATCCAATGTCTGACGGTTTTTTTATCATGATCGACCACTGGTTGACCCAAGCAAAAAAATCCTTTTCGGCGTGTGGTTTTAAATAGAACTTTTCTCCAATATTCCCCGTATCGGCGGAGTTTTGGTTGTTTTTGAAAAACTTGCCAAGCATATCCATGTAACCCATGTATCCAAGTGCTTCGCTGGATGTACCTAGTTCAATAAAATCGTTGGGACTTGGAGTGGCAGTTGACAGGAATCGATATGGAACCTTTTTAATGAATGTGGTGATCTGATCTTTTATCTTTCCGTCAAAGTTTTTCAGGATTGAACTCTCGTCTAAAATCACACACACAAAATCATTAGCATTGAAGCAATGAAGCCTTTCGTAATTACATACGACTATTTTCTTGCTGAATTTGCCATCTCTGCAATGCTCAATATCGTCAACTCCAATAGACTCTGCTTCAACTAGGAATTGAAAGGCAACCGCCAGCGGAGTAAGTATCAATACGTTGCCGTTTGTTTTTTCAACTACGTTTTTTGCGATAGCCAGTTGAATTAAAGTTTTGCCAAGTCCTGTATCCGCAAAAATACCTACGCGGCCTTTTCGTAGCGCCTTTTCAATAATGTACCTTTGAAATTTAAAAGCCTTGTCAGGAATCCATTTCGGTTCAAAACCGAACTCCCCGATTGAATGTTTTTTAGACTCTATGAATTCTTTATATTTCATGATTAACTATCCTCGCATTCATTTCCATCCTCGCTTCGGTAACAAACTCATCGCCCTTAAAACTTGCACAGGCTTTTGCGTCTGCCAGTATTTCGGAACTGGAAAATACATCTGGCTCACGCTCGCCATTCCGAACAATCGCATCGCCCACTTTCCAGCTCACCTTCTCGTCCTCAATCATCATCGGGTACGGCACTAGGTCAGGGTGAATGATGTGGTGGTCGCAGCCTGCAATCTGGGCATCTGTTGGTATCTCAGCATCCCAATGTTGACAGTGTGCCTTGCCGGTAGCTAGGAACGTGACATTGCTACATGTCCGGCAAGTCACTTCCTGTGGTATCGCTCCAGCGTGGCATATCGAATGTGCAGGGCAGAATTTACATTCAAACCACGTAGGGTCTGCGCTCAATGGCTCTGGCATCCGATCACTTGCTATGATGCGCTGTGCGCGTTTCTTGAGCGAATCAAATGCCTCTTTATCAAACCTCACTCGCTCGGTATGGATGCGGTCGTCGTCCTTGCACACCGCGACATATAGAGCACGATTGATACTCATCGCGCCCATATATACTTGCATCTGGGCATAGTGCATCGGCTTGCTTTTCTCCACACCATCTTTTACAACTTGATCAAAAGACTTCTTGCTGTGCGTCTTGATCTCTAGAATGTGCTCGCTCTTGGGTGAATCCGGCACACCAGAATGAACAATCCCGTCCAGGCTTCCCGCAAAAAATCCATCTTTGAAAGAGAATTGCCTTTTGGTTTTTTGGTCAATCTCGCTGATCTTTAATCCTGCCCTTCGCAGGTCAGCGACTAGCGGGCCTTCCTCATCCTGGCCACGCCGGAACAGTCTCAAGATTCTCCCGTCAAAATCCTCTCTGGCGATCCACCTGAAACTGAACCACAGCCACCGGTCGCAAGAGTGACCGATTATGGATGCGCCCAGGTGACTGCGCGGCTTTTCATTCTTCGCTGCATCTTTGATACCCTGGTAGATTTTATCTGCCAGTGTTTCCATTTCAATTTTCATGATCGGATTCCATAATCATTTGATCTGCAAAAATATATGCTCTTTCGCAAATTATCTTATGAGCATTGGAGCAGTTTGTGCCTGGGATTAGTGCCTGCATCGCAGCGCAAGCAAATTTGTCTCGGCGTGACATATGACCTTTTGATGAATTATTAAATTCCATTTCAAAATGTATCTCTGACAAACCATATCCAATAGCTTCTATTTGCTCACAAATTAAACTTGCTTGATCGTCAGTCATTTTATTCTCCATTAAAATTAGTGGGCGGTTGTTACTATGCCGCCCGTCATGTTTTTTACTTCTTCGCCCAAGGTGGCGCTTTCCCTGCTGCTATTGGTGCGGTGGGTGCTGCCTCGCTGGATGCGGCAGCCTTTGGCATAGGTGATGCTCCACTGGCCGAACGATAGCCCTTGATCTCATTCTTAGCCTCGCCCTTGTACTCTCCGATGACTACCCGAACCATCATCGTTGCGCCGATCAGTTGATCAGTGTCTTGCAGCGTTGCAATGTTGTTGCAACGCATGATCTCGCCCAATTGGGACCGGCCTATCTTTTCGGCTACATCAGAGTCGTTCTTTATGTTGATAATCGAAAAGAGTACGCGCTTCGCATACTTGCCTTCGATCACGTCCATACGAACATTGATATATTTACCCGTTCCTGATTTTGTTGCCTTGATCTCAGCGGTTTTAATCTCTACCAAGTAATCACCCTCTGGAATCGGTGAAAAATCCCGATCTTCCTGCACTGGCATGTCATTTACTTCAAATGGCTCGTCAAAATAACTCATTTTTATTGCTCCTTAGTTGTGGTTGATTCAATTGTAAAACTAGGTCTGCCTGGTGTTGTCGTTATTGCTGCGCTTAAAATGTCCGTGATCTCCTTGCCGCAACCCTTCCAGGCCGTGGCATTGACCTCTGGCTTCCATCTGAAAAGTCCAGATAAATGTCCAGTTAAATCATTCTCTGCGGCAATTTCCTGCAATTTATCTGCATCAATTTTGCGAGTGAATCGGTTGACGATTTTCAGTTTATAACCGTCCACCTCAAAATTCTGCGTTCCTTCGTCCTGAGGGCTGAGCCGATAGAATTTGACGATGTCATCTTCAATCTTGCGCCTGCTTTCAGCGGCCACGCGCTCGGACTCCTTGAGAGTGGACCAGCATAGGACCAGATCATTGATATTCATCTCAGCCACCGATCTTCTTGATAATCGCTCCCAGGTCTGCGGATTCCCATGTATCCAGCTGGCCGCTGCGGTCCTTGGCCTGCCACATACCATCCGATTGAGTCATCAATGCCCGTACAGGATTCTTGTCTGCATCCAATTCAACCCGTAACGCCATAACTAGATCGAAAAAGTAGGGAAGGGCCTGCCCAGTCTTGTTTCCAGGCATCATCGGCGCGTAAAGAATCTTCCCTGTTTCGTCTTGCGACTTTTCACATTTGGCCGTAAAGTAGACATTCTTACCGCTAAGGTCTCTAAAGGATCTGATCACATCGCCAAGCTGTTCCTGCATCGCTCCGTAAGCCTGGCGCGGGTCTTTGGCAATTTTCTTTTCGTGATTGAGTATGACTTCCCCTATTTCCGAGATGGAATCCAGACAGATTGACTCGTACCCTTTTGCCTCTGAGCTAGTCGTCAGGAATTCATATGCTTCCATCAGTGTATTCATTGATGCCACCTCAATGTAGGGCAGGTCAACCCCTTGCAGACTAAGCAGGCCAGCTTCGGCGCTGATTACTATAGGATTCGGAAGCGAAGCGCATAGTGTCGTCTTGCCGCTGCCAGCGTGACCGTACACCAGCATCTTCACCCCGTTTGCGTGAATATCGCCGGTCTTTCTAATCTGAATTGCCATTATTGATTCTCCTTAAGTTTGGCCCATGTCGGATGATTCCGGTCTGGGATTGAAATTGATAATAACTGATCTTTTATAAAAAGTAAACAATTAAATAATTTTTTTATCTAAAAGTTTGTGGTATATTGCGAGAGCATAAATTCATGCTCCACTTAAAAGCTCCACTTAAAAAGGATAGAAAAATGCTCACAATTGAAGAAATAAAAGAACGACTGCAAGACCGCAGGCCCAATGTTGTCGGCGATGCCACGGGATTATCGTATGGAACAATCGCCGGTATTCGGAATGGGGTAAACCAGAATCCTACGCTCAAGGTTATGCAGTCACTATCAGACTACTTCGACGGGACACTTAAAAATGGCGAGCCTAGTTGATATTCTCGGTGGCGCATTCGTTCCGGTAGACTCGTCCAGAGATAAGCATCTTCAATTGGCTTCGGCCATCATGGATTCCGGTCTGGATGCGCCGAACGAGATAATTTTTGACGGTGAGCTAAGGAGATTCAGTTCCGGCCAGGGCAGCAAGCTGAATTGTTGGGTCGTCGCTTACGAAAGTCCTTTTATGTCCTACGCTGTTTATGGCAATTGGAAGGATAGTTCAACGCATACCTGGCGCGAGAGCATAGGCAGGACATTAACTCTAATCGAGGATTCCGAGCATAAAAGGGCGGTATCAGCAGCCAAAGTGCTACGCGATGAAGCCTTCGCGATCAAGCGCGAAGAAGCGGCAGAAACAGCAACGGCATTGTATTTGCGAGCGACGAAGGCCGATGACTCCCACCCGTACCTAGTCAACAAGGGAATAAAAGCCAATGGAGCGATGGTCGGCGGCGATGGCAGCCTGGTCATTCCGGTCTACAATGGCGGCGATAAAGTTCTTTCAAGCGTCCAATTCATCGGTGCTGATGGGTCTAAGCGATTCTTGACCGGCGGGGCCATCAAGGGCGGGTGGCACATCATTGGATCGCTGGTCAATGCCAAAGAGATTTTCATCGCTGAGGGTTTTGCTACCGCTTGCTCGATCCGAGAGGCCACCGGCAAACCTTGCATAGTCGCATTCAACGCCGGAAATATGCCTGCTGTGGCTATTTCAGTTCGGGACCGCGTCGGTCTGGCATGTTCAATCACTATATGCGCGGATCTGGATGTTAGCGGTATCGGTGAGGCCAAGGCGCACGAAGCGGCCTCGCTAATCGGCGCTACCGTGGCGATCTCGCCCACATCAAGCGATTTTAATGATGCGTCGCGGGCCGGTATTGATATTGTCTCGGTCTTGATGCCCGAGGCAAAGCAAGAGTGGCTGATTCATGCCGACGCTATGGTAGATAGTCAAATTACCGTCCGATGGCTAGTCAAAGGCTGGATTCCTCGTGACAGCCTGATCATGCTTCACGGACCGAGCGGATCAGGTAAGTCTCTGGTGGTGCTGGATATGGTCGCCAGGGTAGCGTCTTCCCTTGATGACTGGCAGGGCTACAAGGTGCGTCACGGACAAGTGATCTACTTAGCCGGTGAGGGCTGGATCGGAATGTCTAAGCGGATTCGAGCCTGGCGAGAAGTGAATTCGGTAGATTCGCTGGATATGTGGGTGAGTAAGGCCGGATGCGATCTGAATTCTCCAGAAGGGTATCGCCTTGCCCGCGACGCTATCCTAGCAATTAAAAAAGACAATACAAAACCGGCAGTTATAGTAGTGGACACCCTTCACCGATTCATGGCCGGAGATGAAAATTCAGCACAGGACGCAGGCGAGATGATAAAGGCTTGTGGCGGCCTCATGGCTGAGTTTAATTGTTCGGTGCTACTCGTACACCATACCGGAGTAGCTGAGGGTGCCCAAGGCCGCGCTAGGGGGTCCAGTGCATGGAAAGGTGCAATGGAGAGCGAGATAAGTATAGTCCCGCAAACTGAGACCGAACCGCTCGAAATTGTTAACGTCAAGTCAAAGGATGGACCGCAGAGTCCTAAAAAATTCATGAGAATTCACGGCCACACATTCGAAAATTGGCTTGATGAGGACGGTGATCCGGTTTGCGGCGGGTACGTTTCGCAGGCCGATGAGGTTAAAAAAGTGTCAAAAACCGACGATTCTGACAGGGCATCGTTTACTGAAATCCTCAAAAAGGTCGGGAAAAAGCTGGAAGATGGGCGAATGTTTGTCTCCGAAAATGACTGGTCGGATGCCGCAATTGATGAAAATGGGGTCAAAACAGCGGCACTTAGGCAACAGCGGCTGAGGAGCAAGAAAAGGATGATTGAGAGCGGTGATATTGTTCCTGTGACAAACGGGTATGCTGCAAACTTCGAGACAATTCTTTTATGAAACAATGCTCTATAGAATCCTGTGACGGCTGTGACATTCCTGTGACATGGGTAAACGTCACATGGTGGCAGAAAAGCATTCTTGTGACGTCTGTGACACACTCCTTTAGGAGTGTCACAGCGTCACAGGAATAATGCGGCCAATTTTGATACACTTTTTTAAGCAACACTTTTTAAGCCAAACTGTTAACATGAAAAGTATGGAAATTACGCAATGCAAATTTGACCTATCCTTGAAATAGGATGAGAGATGGATGAA